TAATTTCAGAAGTTAAAACAAAAATAAAAGGACCAGTTGCGATTATAGGTAATTTACTAAACAGAAAAACTTCGATACCAAATCCAAATGAAAAAAGAAACAATGGATGGTACGCGCATATGATATATGGAAGTGCAAGAGCATTTGGAGATAAGGTAACCGGGGCAGCTTTAAGACAAACACAAGGAATAGTGTTTGCATTGGTTCAACGTGGAGTTGAAAAAAGATTGGAAAAAATAGCAAAAGGGAAGATAAAATAATGGCAACAAATAATGAATTGGGTAAAGTTATTTATAATCTGCTTTCTAATGATAGTGGCGTATATAATCTCGCACATTATAGAATTTATCCAATTACTGCTCCACAAAATACTACATTTCCCTTTGTGATTTATACAATCACGAATACAGATGTGAGTTTAAGTAAGGATGGAGTTAGCGGATTAGATGTAATTAGCTTTCAAATAGATTGCTATTCAACTCAATACGATGAAAATACATCACTTGCTAATGCGGTTAGAAGTTCATTGGATTTTTATACAGGAACCGTTGAGGGGCAACAAATTCAAAGGATTAGATTTGTAGGCGAAGGAGATGGAGATTACAATGCAGAATTAGAAATATTTTGGAAGTCATTGGATTTTAGTATTAGATTAAAACGTGAAAGGTAATGGAAGTTTTATTTTTAAAGGATTGGTTAAATCCGGCGACAAATAAAGTGATTACAAAAGGATTGAGGGCTCATATAATGAAGAAGAAAGCATTAGAGTTGATCGATAAAGGTATATGCGAAGAAGTATTACCATTTGGAGTTGAAAAGGCAATCCAAAAAGAAAAGGAAATAATTGAATTGAAAGAAAATATAGCAACACCAAGAAAAAAGAAACGAAAATTATTTTAAATATAAAAACATAGAAAAATGGCAGTTAATGACATAATCAACGGTACAGACCTGCGGGTATATAAGGATGGAACTACTGCAATAGGTGAAGCTACATCCGCAACATTATCCGTAACTCGCGAAATGCGAAACATTCTTACAAAGGATTCTCCAAGTTCGGGTTGGGTAAGTAACAAACCTGGTCAAAAGTCAGCAACCTTGACAGTTGAAGCATTGTATAACGAAACATCAACAAACGTACAACCAGATGTATTATTTGATGCTTTAGACAATGGAACTGTTTTGGCTTTAACCTTAACAGAAAATACATCTGGATACAATTTCTATTCGTTTAGTGCGTATTGCACAAGCTGGGAGGTTAATACTCCAGTTGAAGATAATACTTCCGTATCCGCAACATTCACGATTTCTGGAGCGGTTTACAGAGGTACAAACGCATAATTAAATGAACACACCACAAACACGGACCACAAATGGTTAGATTTACAAAAATAAACAACAAGGAAGTGCCTGTTTCGTTCGGGAATGCGACATTGATTCGCTTCGAAGAGGAAACAGGCATTTCTATTTTAACGCTTGGAACGGATACGTTAAATTATAAGAATACATTGATGTTAATATTCGAAGCGTTACGAGATGGACATAGAAAAGAAAAGATTGAGTTAAAATGGACATTCGAAGATATGTGCGATCAACTCGATGAAGATATGGAAGCGATTAATCGAATAATGTCTTTATTTGGCAATAGTATGCCATCATCAGAAAAAAAAACGAAAACGAGTCGAACCAAAGCGCATCTGACACGCACCAAGTAATGACTTGGAGTGATATACGAGGAATAGCAATCGGGCAGATGGGAATGAGTAACCAAGATTTTTTAGATTCTGATTTTGTGGTGGTGATGGATGCAATTAAAGGCTTTAACCAAATGAAACAATTAGAGTTCCGCAACAAGTGGGAACAAACAAGATGGTTGGCTACAATAGGTTTACAACCTTATTCAAGCAAAGGCAAGACAATTAAGATGACTGATTTAATTGTTTTCGATTGGGAAAAGGAAGAAAAGCCAAAGAAAAGGGAATTGAGCAAAGAACAACTTGAATGGAGAAAACGTATGGACGCGATAATGCGTAAAAATCACGGACAAGCATAAAATATGGCAGCAAGGGATTTAAATGTTGTACTTGGTTTACGAGTCGAAAACTTTCAAAAGAATCTACGTTCTGCACAAAGACAAATGGAGCGGTTTGGTCGTGATATGCAGCGACTTGGTTCTAACCTTACTCAAACCTTAACATTACCTATTCTCGGTGCTGGTGGAGCTGCGGTTAGTTCTGCAATCCAATTCGAACAACTTGAAGCACGATTACGAGTTTTAACCGGATCCGCAGAAGAAGGTGCAGCGGTATTTGAACGAATCAAAACCTTTGCGGCTCAAACTCCATTTGAAGTTACTGATTTGGTTGAGGCAAGTTCTCAATTAATGGCATTTGGTTTTAGTGCAGATGAAGCATTAAATTCCTTGCAATACCTTGGAGATATTGCAGCTGCAACCGGAAGTAATATCAATGATATAAGTTTAATTCTTGGTCAAGCAAGAACGGTTGGAGTTGCATTTACGCAAGATTTACGTCAACTTGCATCACGAGGTATTCCGGTTTTTGAGATGTTGCAAAAGGAAACAGGATTAACAGGAAAAGCATTTAATGAATTTGTTGCTGATGGTGGTGTAACCTTTGATGTTCTAAATAGATTATTGCAAGAAACCGCATCCGAAGGTGGTAAGTTTTTTGGGGGTATGCAAATGCAATCACAAACACTTGGTGGTGCATTATCTAACTTTAAAGATTCCGCTTCGATTGCGTTTGCGGAACTTGGCAAATCTATTGCCGAATCTACTAATTTAAATGAAAGGTTAAGACAGTTATCAGATTTTATATCTGCGTTAGTTCAAAGGTTTAAAGAATTAACTCCAGAGGCAAAACAAACTGCAGTAAATATTGCATTATTCGTTTCAGCCATTGGTCCAGCAGTATTTATTGTTGGTAAATTAGCAACCACAATAGGTGGTTTATTAGGGCAAATGCGAAGTTTAGTCGGAATAATTACAACATTAGCCGGTCCAGTTGGTATTGCACTTGCATTGGTTGGAATTATTACTGCAATGTATTTTGAATTTGAAAATGTTCGCAAGGTTGTAAATGGATTATTGCAAACATTTTATGCGTTCTTAAATACAGTTATACAACTCGGAAAACAACTCGTAAACTTTACATCTTTATTAGGAGCAATTCAAAGTGGTAATGTAATTCGAATAAAGGTTGCATTTGATGAATTAAAGGATGGAATATCTGAATTGCCAGATGCGGTTGCTAATGGATTTAAAAATATATCCTTTACGGATGCAGAAAATAAAGTAACATCGTTTTTAGATAGAATTAAACAACAAATATTTGGTGTAAAAACCGAAGCAGCTAAAGTGATTCCATCATCAACTCAAACTCCTACATCAACACCATCTGGATCCGGAGGCGGAATCGATACAAGTCAAGCCTACGCAACACAATTACTTCCAACATTTGCAACACCAGAAGGAATTGCATCAATATCCGCAGCAACCGAACAATTAAACACATATAATACCGAATTACAAGAAACAAGCGGATTTACAGAACAAGTAAACAATACATTTGGATTCATACAAAACTCAATTACACCAATAATAGATGGTGTTTTTAACGCATTAGAAGCTGGTCAAAATGTGTTTAAATCATTAGCAAGAGGTGTTAAGGATTTAGTCGTACAATTAATTAAGGCAGTAGCACAAGCGGCTATATTATCCGCGATAATGAATATATTATTTCCAGGGTTAGGTGCAGCTAGAGGTGCGTTTAGTTTTCGGTCAATTTTAGGTGGTTCGTTAGGAATACCTGGACTCGCATCCGGCGGATTAGTGACTGGTCCAACAATGGCTTTGGTTGGAGAAGGAAGCGGAACAAGTTTATCGAATCCAGAAGTGGTTGCGCCCTTGGATAGGTTGCGGTCGATGTTAGATAACGGAATGAATCAAAGCGGATTTATTGCTGAAACAAGAATACAAGGAAGCGATTTGTTGTTAAGTATAGAAAGAGCCGAACGAAATAGAAATAGATAAATGGCAGTTAGATTACAAGGCGATTTTTATTCTGAAAAGGGAGCGAAATATACCATTGGTATATACGATTCATCCTTTAGTGGTTCAGCTACGGATTTTGACGCGAGTAATGTAAGTATCCAATATGATTTTGATGGAAAGGATGATGACAGATTTTGCCCAATCATATCATCTACTGCTACGGTTACGATGATGATTGATTCACCTACCTTATCTACATTCATTGATGATTTAGTTGGAGCTGCGGAAGATAGATTTTATTTACTTATCGAAGATGATAATAGTCCGAATCTATTCCGTTGGGCTGGTTACATATTGCCAGATTTAGTTCAAATCGAAGACGTTCCAGAAGGCATTGGATACCTTTTCAATTTAAAGGCAAAAGATGGTTTTAATTATTTAAAATCAATCGACTACAAACAAACCA